GTTAACTTAGGTTAATTTATTTATTTATATTTACTTGTCAACTACTTTAGTTTAGAATAAGTAGAACATGACTAGAACGCTTACAGATCAACAAAAACGGTTTATTGAACACTTTAGCCAAACAGGTAATGCAACACAGTCTGCAATCAAGTCTGGTTACTCTGAAAAGACTGCCGAGCAACAGGGCTATGAACTTAAAAACAAGTTAGCCAATGAAATAGATGAGGCTACTAGAAAGCTATTATCTAGTGCTGTTCCAATGGCCGTAGATAAGCTAAAATCCTTAATTGCTGAAGATAAAATAAGTCCAAGCGTTAAACTAGGCGCAATCAATTCATTACTAGATAGAACAGGCTATCAAACTGTCCACAAGGTTGAAGACATAACAGGCAAGAAAACTGATGCTGAACTACAAGAGGAACTAAAGAACCTTCTAGGCTCTCTGCAAGTCATTAGAACGGATGACGGGTCTGGTTCAATAAATTAGGCTCATACTCCTCCATATCTGCTTACAGAGATACATAAAAGACATAATACGACATAACACCCACGATCCTTCCATTACCTCCATTAGTGCTGAAATAAAGGTTCTACACCCACACACACACGCCTTACAGAGCAAGGCAAGGCCAATGCTCATGTTGTTGGGTCTTGTTCTTATAAGATACAGGTCACACTCCCCTTATTGATACGCCTCACACGTACACAGGCATACATAAGAGCAAACAGGTGTTCGTGTTTTGTTCAAAAAATGACCCCCACCCCCCAAAACCGTTCCATTTCTAATTATATATGGATTACTTCGCATAGCGATTGGGATTTCTATATATTAACCAAAGTTAATAGCTTGAATGTGTGCAAAAAAAAGGTTATTTGTGCATATGGTAAAGCCTATTAAGGATTTAAAAACAATATTACATTTTAAAAAAGGTAATTATGTGTATAGGTATGTTCTTGTTGATAGGTTTAAAAATACTGCTAAAGTACACTATGGTTTTGATGACAAACTAGAACGAACTGAAGAAGAATTGTTTGCGCTTATGACACCCCGAAAATTACGTAGAAAATATATTATAAAAAATGGATAGCAACGCATTAGAAAGAGCAATAGAAATAGCAAAAGAATTAGAACGCCGTAAGGCAACTAATCGGATGGATTACTATGAACCTTATGAATATCAAAAAAAATTTCATGGTAATAAATCTGCACAACGATTGTTAATGGCTGGTAATAGGGTCGGCAAGTCTTTCTGCGGGGCTATGGAAATGGCGTACCATGTGACGGGTCAATACCCAACGTGGTGGGAAGGCAGAAAATTTAACAGACCAATACGTGCTTGGGCTGGGGGAGTTTCAAATGAAACCACTAGGGATGTCTGCCAAAGAGAACTTGTCGGCCAACCAGATGATCCATCTGAAAAAGGTACAGGATCTATACCATTAAAATATATCGTTGATACTGTAAGAAAAGCAGGTGTACCAAATGCGTTAAACTCTGTAGTCGTAAAACATAAATCTGGTGGTAATTCTAGAATAGGTTTTAAAGCGTATGAAATGGGTAAAGAAAAATGGATGGGGGAAAGTCTAGACGTAATATGGCTAGATGAAGAACCACCACCAAGTATATATTCACAAGCATTAACAAGGACAGCCGATAAAGGCGGAATTGTGTACATGACGTTTACACCAGAAAGCGGAATGACAGAAACTGTAGCACAATTTATGAACCAACTAAAAGATGGACAAGCATTATTTACTGCGGGATGGGATGATGCACCGCATATGACAAAAGAAGTTAGAGATCAAATATTACAAGCCTTACCACCGCATGAAAGAAAAATGCGTGAAAGAGGAATACCACAATTAGGATCTGGTTTAGTCTTTCCTATTGCAGAAGAAGATATTGTTTGTGATCCAATAGAAATACCTACGCATTGGCCTAGAATATGTGGACTAGACTTTGGATGGGATCACCCAACAGCCGCCGTATGGGTTACTTGGGATAGAGATAGTGATATAGTTTATATTTATGACAGTTATTCATTAAGACAAGAAACTGTGCCTATTCACGCTAGTGCAATAAAATCAAAAGGACAATGGATACCTGTAATATGGCCTATGGATGGAAGACAAGCTGATAAAGGTTCTGGTAAAAATTTAACAGAACAATATCGTAAAGAAGGTGTAAATATGTCTAGAGAACATTTTAGTAATCCACCAAGCATAGGTCAAAAAGAAGGATCGGGTGGTAATAGTGTTGAAGCAGGTATTATGGAAATACTTACAAGAATGCAGACAAAGAGATTGAAAATATTTAAAAACCAAGATAAACTGTTAGAAGAATTGCGAATGTATCATAGGAAGGATGGTAAAATTGTTCCTGCTAATGATGACGTAATTTCAGCAATGAGATATGCTGTTATGTCATTAAGAAAAGCAAGAATAAAAAATTATGAACCACCCCAACTATATTCAGATAGCGATTTTAATGTATTTGCATAATGCCAAAAGAAGTTGAAAAAAAATTAGCGAAACAAGCCCGTAAAAAAGGTTACGGGAAAAAACGTACAGACAGATACGTTTATGGTACTATGCAAAAAATGGGTATGTTAAAACCAAAAAAGAAAACAATAATATAGGAGTAAATAATGGGTTTTGTAAGATCAATAGTTAGAATGATAACACAAGCGCCAAAAGCGCAACCTGCACCTGTTCAAGTAGTTGAACAGCCTAAAACTGTAACTGAAGCAGTTGACACAACAAAAGCTGATAGACAAAAATTAATGGGTTCTGGTTATGGCGGATCTACAATTTTATCTAGTGCGGCAGGTGTAGAAGACGAAGCTAATGTTCAAAAAACTATTTTAGGTGGCGGAAGAAAAAGAAAAATAAACGCATAGTGATTGAAGTAGTTACTGACGAAAATTGGAAAAAACGTGTTGGCGATTATATAAAAAAAAACGCTTACATATCAGCAGATCTTGGTGATAAATTTTCTTACATTGGATTTGTAGAAGATGACAAAGTTTTAGGTGGTTTTTTATTTTCTGATTATGATGGAAATAACATTTGGGTACATTTAGCGTTAGAAAGCCCTAGAGTTTGTACAAAAAATCGTATAAAATATGTGTTCCAATACGGATTTAAACAAATAGGCTGTAATAGAATGACAGCTTTGTGTCGTAACGGTTATGAACGAAATGAAAGATTGTTAAGTGGCACAGGATTTGTTAAAGAAGGTGTTGTACGTAAATGTTTTAATATTAACGGAACATATGTTGATGGGGCAATTTACGGAATGTTAAAAGAAGAATGTAAATGGGTATAAAGGAGTAATATATGGGTTCAAAATCTGCACCAATGATGCCACCACCAGTTGACACATCAGTACAAGATAAAGTTGATGCATCTGAAGCGGCATTAGAAGCTGAAAAACAAAAAGCGCTTGGTACAAAACGTAAAGGTATGTACGGAACTATTTTAACAAGTGGTCAAGGCGTTGAAAATGAAGCTGAAACAGCTAAAACAAAATTAGGCGGCACAATAATATAATTTTATGGCGACATACGAGTATATTAAAAAAAGAGTTGATGCTCTAGCATCTGATAGAGGAACGTGGGAAGTAAACTGGCAAGAAATTCTTGATTACGTTATGCCACGTAAAGCAGACGTTGTTACGTTAAGAACCAAAGGTGAAAAACGTACAGAAGTTTTATTTGATAGTACAGCAATTACAGCAAACAATTTATTAGCCGCAAGTTTACACGGAACACTAACATCACCATCATTACCTTGGTTTAGTATTAAATTACGTAACGAAGAATTAAATAGAAATAGAGATGTGCAGTTATGGTTAGAAGATACTGCAAGAAGAATGTATGAAACATTTAATGAAAATAATTTTAATACAGAAGTACATGAATTGTATCTTGATATTTGTTCAATAGGTACTGGTGCTTTATTTGTTGAAGAAGGTAATAAAGGATTTGATAAAGATGGTATTCATTTTAATACATTACACATTGCAGAATATTACATTCAAGAAAATATAAATGGTAAAGTTGATACACTTTACAGAAAATATAAATTAACAGCTAGACAAGCTGTTCAAGAATTTGGTGAAAAAAATGTTGGTGAAAAAATATTAAAAGCGGCAAAAGAAAAACCAGATCAAAAATTTAATTTTATTCATGCTGTTGAACCAACAGATGATTACAAAAGAGCAACAGGAAAAACATCTACTAAATTACCTTATCATTCATGTCATGTTTGTGAAGAAGATAAAATGGTAGTTAGAACAGGTGGATACAATGAGTTTCCATATTTAGTACCTAGATGGTCAAAAGCAACTGGTGAAATTTTTGGTAGATCACCAAGTTATAATGCATTACCAGATATTAAAACTTTAAACAAAGCTGTAGAAATTGGATTAAAAGCATGGGCAAAAGCTATTGATCCACCATTACTTGTTCAAGATGATGGTGTTGTAGGTAGAGTTAGAATGACACCTGCGGGTATTACAGTTATTAGAAATGATGGTGCAGTTAAACCATTACAAATTGGATCTAATTGGCAAATTACAGATTTAAAAGAAAATCAATTAAGAACTGCAATTAGACAAGCATATTATTCAGATCAATTACAATTACAAGATGGGCCACAAATGACGGCTACTGAAGTACAAGTTAGATATGAATTAATGCAAAGATTACTTGGCCCAACATTAGGTAGATTTCAAACTGAATTTTTAAATCCATTAATTGAACGTGTGTTTGGTATTATGTATCGTGCAGGTGCATTAGATACAGCACCATCTATTATTGGTGATAGTAAAATTGATGTAGAATACGTTGGCCCATTAGCTAGATCACAAAGAATGGAAGAAGCAGTTGCAATAGAAAGATTATATCAACTTGCTATGAATATTGGACAAGTAGATCCTACTATTATGGATAACATTGATCATGATGAAGCAATTAGAATGAGAGCAAAATTATTAGGTGTACCTAAAACTATTATGAAAGATCCTAATGTAGTAAATGATGTTAGAGAACAAAGAGCAATGCAACAACAAGCAATGCAAGAAGCACAATTAGCACAAGCACAAGCACAATCAGCTTTAACGCAAGGACAAGCAATGTCACAATTAGGACAGCCAGAAACACAACAAGGAATGGAACAGGCTGAACAAGCGGCTAAAGATCAAGGCCTAATTTAATGTATGGATTTTGAAAACAAAGATCATAAACAATTAAAAACAGATTACCAAACTACTTTTGATACAAAAGAAGGTAAACGAGTGTTGGCTGATTTACAATCAGCTTACTATCATAGATCATCACATACAAAAGGTGATCCATATGAAACAGCATTTCGTGAAGGACAACGAAATGTAATAATCAGAATAATCAATTTAATCAAGGAGGATAAAGATGTCTGATGAACAAATGACCACAAACGACAATCCAGTACAAGAACAAGTTAGTACGGTACTTGGATCGGGAAGTGATAATCAAGATTGGAAATCATCACTTTCAGACGAGTTAAAAAATGATGCTACATTACAAAACTTTAAAGACGTAGAAAGTTTAGCTAAAACTGTAGTACATCAACAAAAAGTATTAGGTAGTAGAATACCATTACCTAAAACTGATGAAGAATATAATGAACTTTATACTAAATTAGGAAGACCAGAAGATCCTAATAAATATGAAGTTAATATTCCA